TACTTTCATCCCGATGGAACAGCGATGCTTGCGGCTTTCCCATTGCTCCGGTCGGGGAGACCCAGTTGGCCCCTCACGAAGTTCTCAATGTCCTCCGGCAAGGCCTCGTTCGGGTCCTTGAGCGACTGCAGCAGCGAAGCGACATCCGCGAAGTCACGGACGCCAACTTTCCCGTGCGCCAAACGCGGCTTCTTCCCTGTGAACCCCGGGCGATTGGCCAGGATGATCTGGTCGATGCAATGGCGGTTGAAGCCCTCCGTGATCCAGCCGGCGATGGTCTGCGCTGACAAGAGGAAGATCGAGGAAGCGTCCTTCGATAGCGACCACGCTCCGGTATTCCCACCTTGCGCGTAGCCGACGAATTGCCCCAGCACGGTCATCAACATCGCTGTGGTCTGGCGCTCCAAGTGGGCCTCGAAGGGAACGTCGGCGGCCCCCGGCCACTCTATGCGAACATCCCATCCCTCCGGCTCGACGAAGCCACAATCCTCAGCGGTGCGGAACCGGCGCATCACCGCGATGACTTCCGTGCGATCAATTGTGTTGGGGTCGTGGTCCTCGCGCACCTTGGCCACGGGGATGCCGATTGCGGCGCGCTCGATCCGGATGGCCGCGAACTCCTCGAAGGCCGTCTTGTAGAAGTAGGGCTTGTACGCTTGCCGATATGCGCCGAGGCCCTCAGGGTCGCCCTTGTCCGGTCGCCATGTCCAGACCTTGAGCTTCTCAATCGGGATTGTCACATCGAAACTCTGCCCGGAGTCCGGGGCATACCCAACCTGCTTGATTCCCGCAAGGCCGCCGGTCTCGTCGAACTCCCACTCGTCAATTGTATCGCGGCCACGCTCGGCGAACTTGCGCCAGCCCAGGTAGCCACCAGGGAAGACCTCGAAGACCTTCTCGTGAACGGTGAACCCATAGAGCGGCGCCAGCAATGCCTGGCGCAGAAACTCGTCCCAACTGTGGGTCATGCCCTCTGTGATATTCTTCTCGATCAGTGCGGCCAGCTCCGGATCGTCGCCCGGCTCTACCGACCACTCTGCAGCCCGCACCGGCAAGCTGATCAAGGCCTCGATCACAGCAAAGGCAGACTCCGACCGACGCATCTCCTCGAAGCGCGCCATCCGCGAACTGAGGGTTGCGAGTGACGCATTGTACTCCTCGTAGATCCGGCCCGCCCGCACATCGAGCCCGGTCACGCCGGTCTCGGCGCCGGCCACCGCGGGCGACGAGGCGGCCGCTGCGACCTCTCCTGCCCGTGGCCTGCTTTGAGGGGAGAAGGGCACATTCGCGACACGCATGGGACCTGGCGGGCGCCGCCTCTTAGGGGGCGCTGCCTCCTCTTTGCGCCTCCGCCTCTCGCCTGGCCATCCAAATCGGTTGTAGACCCAGCGCTCAGCCGCATACTTGACTAGGCTCGTCATCGCTACCACCTCTGGCGAGTGATACCTTGGAGTTGGTCGCTGGCAGGAACGCGCTCATCCCGCCGCTCATCGGAGCGCTTCTTACGCTCCCGCCTCAATGGTATCGCCGCGTGCAAGAAGGCGTCAAGCTCATCTACATTCTTGCCCTTGTCCTTGTTCGTGGGATGCGCGGTCTTGAGCCCCCTGAACAATGCGGGGAACTTATCGACGTGGATCACGCAACGGCCAAGGTCCGCAACCGCCACACCCCAGCTCAGCAAGACCTTCCGCGAGAGGTGGAGCCACCACAACCTGTCGCCCGGATCAAACGTCTCCTTGGCCTGGCTGCTCTGTCCACCCGTCGAATGAACTGCCCGCTTGCGGTTGCTGGGAATCTTCGCCAGGGCCGCCACAGCCTTCTCGGTCGTGGCATCAATGTAGACCTTGCCGCCGGGGTACTCCTTCGCGATCTTCTCGATGAAAGCGATGCGCTGCTTCACAACGGCATCGTGGTCCCCTTCAGCCCGCGCCACGATCTTAGGCTTGAATACACGCATCTCTACAACCTGCGGCGGCGTGGCGGTGATGTCGATGACGCAGGCGATGTGCTTGCCGGCGCCACCGGTCGCCTGGTCAATGCCGATGGCGTAGCGATGGCCGTCCTTGTAGCCCTTGCCGAGGTGCTTCACGCTGGCAGCGAGGCGCTCGATGGCCATGATGTCGAAGACTTGCTGGCCGGTGCCCTTCGGAGAAAGCGCGTGCTGCTCCATGAGGCCTTCAACGTCGTCGGCGGCCTCTGCCTGTGCCAGTTTCCGATCCCACCAGGCTTGATCGCGTTGGGGATGGGCCCGCCAGTCGAGGGGGAAATGCTTGAGGCCCATACCCTCCGCATTCTCGACCGCATTGCAGAAGAAATCGCCAGATCCATTGTAGGTGCTGACGATCCCCAGGAAGCCCGCGCCCTCGTCCAGCATGTTCTGAAGCCCATTGTAGATGTCCTCGGTGAAGGGCATCCGTGCGCACTCATCCATCAGTACATGCGTCCCGTCGAAGGAGTGGCCAGCGTCGGGGCTGGCAGCATGTCCCCTGATGTAGTTCTCAGAGAACTTCCCCTTGAAGGAGAACTCGGTGCCGCCCTCTCCGCCCAGGTTCAAGCGCACCCGTTGGTCTTCTGTGAGGTACGCTGTCTCCAGGGCGCGGCGCGTCTTCTTGAGACAGACCTTGATGACTACCGATTCCTTGTTGGCGATGGCGTGGCCGTGGAAAGGTCGGCCGTAGAGGAGGAGCCATGCGTAGGCGACCATGATCGCTGTGGTTACACCGGTCTGGCGAGACTTGTCGATCACGAAGCCCTGCCCGCGGACGACCATCTTGATGATGTGCTCTTGATAGTCCCACGGCTCGAAGGGGACGAGACCCTTACCCTTGCGCTTGTCTTGGATATTGGGCTTCGCTTCCTTGATCCAGATGAGGGGGTCTGTCTCGGCGGAGGCGGGCACGGTGGCATCCCCTGCGTCATCGGCAAGGACGCTCCGGTACATATCGGTAGTTACGTCAGCGCTTACCATCTTGTCCTTCTCCGCCTCGGCTGCGGCGAGAAACTTGGCATGGGTTATGGCCTGCTTACGGGCTACATTGCTCTGGTGAGCCATCTTGAGCTTGCGCGAGACACGCTTGCGCTGCTCTCGCGTTCGCCGCCGGTACAGTCGTTTATACTCCGCAAAGCCTTCCTCCGTCAAATACAGGACGCGCCATTTCTGACCGCCGATGTCGCCGCACGAGACGGCCTGGGCATACTCCAGGGTAACGATATTCCTGGCCTCGTGGAGGGCATCATCCATGCGTATACAGGGGGAGAAACGGCCCTCCGTCAGCCACTTGACGAGACCCATGTGGCGTATGCCGGGGTTCTTCTTGAGGTAGCAGAGGGCACGCTCACGGATTGTCGGGAGGCGCAATGGCTTGCTCCAAATCCGTGCTGACGATACGCCTGATCTCGTCATCCATGGCTTCCAGGATTAGGATGCGGAGGCGACCTGCCCTGACTTGCTCCAATAGCTCCCTGCGAATCAACAATATCTGCCCGAAGATCGGCTTGCCCCGGGCGAGAAGCCACCACCCACCCAGTTCCGTAATGGCCAAGCCCGCAGTCCGCAACCCATCGGGGCCATCGTGGCCATCGTGGCCATCCATGCCGATATGCCCAACACGCAATTCCCTGACGATGGCAGTTTCAGCAGCGACTCTGCCCACATCAAACTTCGCCATGTAGTCTTCGATGATCTGGCCCTCCGTGCGCTCGCCGGCATCCCTGGCAGCATCGAGAAGGAAGTAGACCCTCTCCTGGTTGAGCGGCATGGCCATCGCTCAGAACCTCCGTTTCTGCCTGCGCCCACTATCACGGCCCGGCTTCCATCGCCGGGCCCGTCGCAGGTAACGCGCTCTCGGATTCGGCGGCTTACCCGTCTTCGTCGTCACGGAGGGCCTCCAGCATCGCAGCTTCGATCTCGTCGATTGACTCCTTGACGTGGAGCCCGGCGAGGCCGGCGGGGAAGATCAGCGCAGTCGTGAGCGCAGTGGGAGTCTGGTGTGGCACCATCTGCTGGCAGTGGTCCACAATGAGCTTGGCATTGACCCTGATCGGGCCACTCGGAGGGGCATCGGGATCAAGCTCGCTGTCGGCGGTGTGCAATGTGATGAACGGTAGCTTCGTCATGCTCGATCAACCTTTCGTGCGGGAGGCAGCCGAAGCCACCTCCCGCGATCTTCTCTGCTGATGAGAATACGTCACGCAATCCCTACGGGGATGGCGATGCTGTTGGCGAGAGTGCCGAACTGCCGGCGCCCTTCTTGGCAGCGCTGCGCTTCTTGCCTGCAGCCTCCAGGCCGGGGATGTGCTTCTGTGCGGCCTCCGCCACACGGTCTCCGTCCTCCTGGTGGAAACCGTATTTGAGCAGGTTCGCGATGTACCCACTGAAGTCCGGGGGCACGATGCTTGGGTTGCCCTCCTTCATCCAACAGGCGCAAAGCAACTCGTCGATGGCCGCGCTCTGCCGGTCACCTTCGAGCTTCTTCCAGTTCACCTCGGACACGGTGATGATGAAGTGGATGTTGCGACCGAAGAACACGCGCTGGGCATCGCTCACCTTCTTGACGTTCCCAGCGACGGCTCGGCCGCCCGACTTGAGCGGCTTCTTCGTCCAGAAGCACAAGATCTTCGCGTCCTTCAGGTTCTCGTGGCGAGCGTCAACCAACCCGTCCACGATGACCTGGATGTCCGGCGCTTTCCTGATGTCCTGTTCCTGATCTGGCAATCTGCTCATCTCCTTTCTTGGTCGTCGTCGAACTCGTCAATGTCCCTGTCTTCACTCACCCCCTCTGAGGGCGCCAGCACCGGGCGCCCTCAGTTCCTCGCCCAGTTCTGCGCGCTCAGCATCCATCAGTACCATGCGCTGGTCGTCCGTGAGTTCTACGCCGCCATCCTTCAACTTCCGAACAAGATCCCCGAGCACCTTGACGTAGGCGTTCTGCCGGTCGTCTTGGAGTTTCTGGAATTCAGCGAGGCCCTCCATGCTCGTCTTGATGATCTCGGAGGCCTGCTTTACGCCGGTGCTAACCTCTCTATACGTTGTGGGTCCGAGGCCGGCCAGCTTCGTCTTGTGAGGATCGCCATGGGCATCGTAGCGGTACAGGTGCGTGACGCGATTGCCGGCCTCGTCGAACAGTTGCGGCTGCTCCAGGGCGGCCATCGCGGTAGCCGCTATCCTCCCGGCATAGTCCATGAACCGTTGGTGGACTTCGAGTTCGGAGACCCCGGGCTCCCACACTACCGGAGAGCCCTCCAATGCCCCGAACTGCTCACGGAAGGCCCACCAGTCATGGCCGTCTGGTTGGGCATTGTGCCGCCAGTTGCCGACGACGGGGCTGCCCTCGATCCCGAGGGCGTCTTGGATCTTCTGGTCGGAGGAGAAGATGCGCATGGCCCAGAGCATGCGCGCGGTCTTGATCATGCTGTCGTCGAAGCGACGGATCTCGCGAGGCTCCTTGGGCTCCTCGGCGACCTCGATCACGTCGGCTTCTACGATGGGTTCTTGTCCGTCGATGGCGTCGTTCTCATTCTCGGTATTCATCGTGCTTCAGCCTCTCCTATCAGGCGGGTACATGATGCTCGGAAGCGTCGGTGTAGCCCTCGTCGCCGGGTCCATCGTAGAGTGCGACCTTGCCGTCCTTGACGAGCCAAACATCGGTCCAGTCGTCCGTCTCGTACTCCATCTCATTGCCGCCAGGATAGACGGTCGTCGCCAATATCCGCAACTCCGCCCACTTATCTGCAATGTGCGCCATTATCGCCATGACCTCGTTGGCGCTGGTCTGATCCAACTGCACCTCACAATCCACCAGCATGATCGGGAAGTTGAGCGCCCGAGCGAACGCATACTGGAGGATCAACTGGAGGCGGAAGTACTCGCTCCCGCTGAGGAACTGGAGGGTCGCCGGGTGGACCACTTCATCAAGCAGATGCTCGTCCGCGCCCTCGCGCAGTCGCTGAACGGAGAGCGGCACGTCCCCGGCAGGCATGATCACCTGCATCCCCAGGTATGGCAGCAGATACTCATTGATCGTGGTCGTGAGCGCATGGAGCCCATCGCCCAGCAACTCGACCCGGTAGCTCTCGGGCCCGCTCCCGAACTTCTTCACCGCCCATTCGAGGGCCTCGACGCGGGCCTCCTGTGTCGATAGCTGCTCACCGGCGATCCGCACGCTCTCCTTCTGGACGGTGTACTCTTTCCACTCATCCTTGCGCAGGACGAGGGCGGCGAGTTCGGCGTTGATCTCAGCGACGTCGATGGGGGAGCCGATCCCGTTGCGAGCGGATTGAGCGGCGGCGAGGGCTTTCTCGGCTTCTGCCACTTGGCCCTCGGCGAGGTCATAGGCGTTTTGCAGGTCCTGCCGGGCGGTCTGCAACCGGGCCAGGGCCGTCTCGGCGGCCTCCAGGGCGGCGAAGCAGCCATTGCGCTGACCCTCAAGGTGCGCCTCCAATTCGTTTGCCGCCTCGTACTCCCTCTGGTGCCCATCCGCCTCACTGCCGATGTTGAGCCTGAGCGCGCTGATGTGCTCGGCCGTCATCGGACTCTTGCATGTCGGACAAGGGCCATCTGCTTCAAGCTGCTTGACTGCCTCCAATCGCGCCCGCGCATTCTCATACGCCCTCTGCAGATCGGCCGGCTTGGGGTCCATGATGCCCAGGGCGTGATTGGCCAAGTCGACTTGCTCCTGGGCATTGCTGGCAGCAGTATTCGCATCTGTGATCTGCTCCTGGCTGGGCCCATCGTCGCGGGCCGCCAGCTTCTCTCTATAGGCAATCTGATTGCGCCCAACACGCCCCTTCTCCCTCTCCAGCGCCACATCCGCCGCCTGGATCTGCCCGGCCATCTTCTCCGCCGCGAACCGCGCATCGCCGAGGTGCTCGAGCTGCAGCAGGTCCTCGTCGGTCACCGGGTCGCTCTCCGGCTTCGGCGACACAGTGGACTTGAGTTCGACGAGGGCCCCGGCGAGACGCTTCTGTTCCTGCTTGGCTTCGCGGCGTAGCTCCCAGGCGGCCTTATCGAAGGCATCAATGAGTTCGATCC